CGGCCAGCAGCGTGGCCAACGTGCCCATCAGGTGCGCCAGCTCTGGAGCGCCAGCCAGCGTCAAGTCGTTGATGGCGTCGCTTGTGATCCGGCCATCGCCGAGCCGCTGCAAGTCGCGCCCGGTGACAGCTTGCACCGAGGCAAGTATCGCAAACTGCGATGTAACCGGGGGCACGGCCCGACCCTTTACACGCGGCTGGACTTGCCGACGGGTGACCGTCAGCGTCTGATTTGCCAAGCTTGTAATTGAGTCGGCGACGCTCACTTGCGAGATCCTAACATGTCGACAAGCCAGGAAACAGCGCCGATCATGCGCCCGGTATCTACCAGGGTCCGAGGCTCGCCGCTCGACCCGGCACGGGTTTTTGCAAGCTTGCGCTCCAGCGTGCTCGGCGCATTCGGCGGCGGGATCTGCCCACTGCCTACCACGGTCGCCTTGATGTCGGCGGCGAAACTTGCACCGACAATGCCGAGTGCTTGCTCGACGCCGATTGCACCATCGAGTATTCGCTCGACAAGCGTGCGGGCGTTTCGCTCGGTCTTAGTCCGCACCTTGTCAAACGTCGCCGATATCCACGGCCTAGCCGGTGACCTGCCCGCTCCGAATTCGTGAATCACGGCGAGCATCCCATTTGTGAGCCCGCCGCGATCCTCGGAACCTTTGCCGGAGTCGAGCACGCCGACGTAAACGCTAGGGTTTTGCTCCAGCATCTTGCGCAGATCGGCAAGCCGCTTGCCGGCGGGCGTGAGCCGATCGGTGACCGCCATCAGACTACCAGCGGCAGCCGGGCACCCAGACACCCACGTAGCAGGCGCTGAAACTCCCGGCCCCAGATCGTCTCACCGAGCGAGTTTACGTGAGTCTGCGGCACGCTGTAATCACGCTCGACCTCGCCCACACGTTCCTTGCTGACAGCACCGGGGAGACCGGCAGACCCTCGGAGGTAAAGGATCCCACAGTGAGCCGCAAGGTATTTGTGGGCGAGGTCAAACTTCGTGTCCCATGTCTCGGTGGACAGCTGCCGGGCCGTATCAGACAAGATGACGTTTTGGGCAGGGACCGTCACCGACGCGAGCACCGGATCGAGTAGGACCACGTCCGCCCAAGTGACGGCCACGGCTACTTGTCTTCCTTGCGGGGAGCGGCCATCGAGTCAATCACGTCGATCTGCTTTTGGATCTCGCGCTTGACAGGCTCGCGCGTCTCATTGCCGAGCCAGATCTTCAGGCGCGCTTTGTCATTGACCTTGGCGACCTGGGCGATCGCCTCGACTGCCTTGAGCGCGGCGAGCGACTCAGACAGGTCGACGCTCTCGGTTACCACGAGCAGCTTGCTTTCAAGGTAGTGGGACAGATCCTTACGCTTCTCTGCGCCGAGAGCGTCCCAATCTTTGCTTTGCTGCTCGCTGAGCGGCGTCACGCCGGGGATGAGGATCACGCCGTTCGGTAGCGTGATTGTATGACTCGTGTTGTTTTCGATTCGCTTGGCCATCGTGTGAGCAGCTTGCACCGCGCACCGTCGAAGAATCAAGCTTGGGTGTTTACTGTTGACACGCGCTAGCTTCTTTGCTACCTACAGCACATGCGTCACATTGTCTGGTTCTCTTGCGGCATCGCTAGTGCTGTAGCGGCAAAACTTGCGTCAGCAGCTCTCGAAAACTGCGAAGTTGTCTACTGTGACACCCTGAGTTCAGAGCATCCCGATAACCTTAGATTTCTGAAAGATGTCGAACTATGGATCGAGCGAAAGATTACAATCATAAGATCTGAAAAATTTACAGACGTAGACGATGTGTTTCGTAAGACAAAGTATATGTCTGGCGTGAGGGGCGCTCGATGCACTGCCGAACTAAAAAAGCTACCCCGTGTCGCGTACCAGCGACCGGAAGATATTCACATTTTCGGGTTTACATCCGACGAGGCTAGGCGAGCGGATGATTTCGACGAGCGCAACAGAAGCCTGTTCACTTATCATCTACTGGTTGATCTGGGTGTCAGCAAGTCTGACTGCATTAGGTTGATTAGCAAAGCTGGTATAGAGAGACCGGCTATGTACGATTTAGGTTTTGCCCACAACAACTGTATCGGTTGTGTTAAAAGCCAAAGTGCTGGTTATTGGAATGATATCAGACTGCATTTTCCGGATGTGTTTGAACGCAGAGCCGCTCAATCAAGAGCTTTAGGAGTTAAGCTTGTGCGTGTGAGACTGCCCGGAGACCCCCCGCCTAAGCCGGGCGAGAAGCCTCTCAGACATTTTCTAGACGAGCTTCCGGAAGATGCTCGCGCGGAGCACGATGAGATAGAGTGCGGGCCGGTGTGTCAGCGGCCTGATGAGGAGTCTAGCTAGATGTCGTCGGCGTAGACGACCGTCAGCGGAAGGCGCACGACCACGCCGCCGCACCGAGCATGACACGGTACCTTGAATTCCAGATTGGTCGCTTGGACGGGCAGCTGCTCGAATTCCTGCGGCACGAGCGCGCCGAGTGCATCCGGGTCACGGCGGAAGGCAACGGCCCGAGTCGTGCCGCCCGCGCCCGCGGTACGGCACCGGTACCAGGGCACGACCTCTTTGATCCACGGGTTATTGCGGAGAAAGAACTCCAAAATAGTCGTGTCACTGTTGGCGCTGCGGGCCGTGGTGGCGATGAGGCTGTGCTGGTCGATCGGAAGAGCGAGCGTGTCGACATACTCGACCCCGTTGGTAACACCGGGGACGCTGTTCACAATCCCGTTGAGATCCTTGAGGATCTCATCCGGGGTCTTGTTGACCCACAAGGGACTGCCGCCGCCGCCGTTCGGGACGATATAGACGCCGGTCCCAGTCTGGTTAAGAAGCCCCTTCATTCCATGCGGCGCGCTGCCGAAGCTCAGACACTTGTCGATCTGTTCCTCGATTTGCCGACGGGCGCTTGCGGCCTTCGAGCTGTCAAGCGGGATACCTGCCATCTGAGCGGCTCTCATCTCTTGCAGGCTGTAGCCATAGCTGTCGCCGATGCCCTTGATCGAGATGGTGGTCTCTTGCGCAATCACGTCAGCACGGGGCAGGTCGTCGGCGTAGTCGGCGATGATTTTCGCCGTTCCCCGAGCGTCGTACTCACGGTAGGTGTAGACCTGCGCGCCCGACGGGACGCCGCCGATCTTGGGCACAAGATCGCGGGCGATCAGCGTCGGATACTTGATTTCGTAGAGCTTGCTCTCGATGTGCTCGAGCTGCCGGGTCAGGAACACGGTCTCGTTGGCATCGAAGCGCAAGCTGCGGGCCGCGTCTCGAATCGCCGCACGGGTCAGCTCTCGAAGCGCGCTGGCGTTCGATCGAGCAGTGCTGGTGCTGGTCATCATCGGTCGTACCTCGAAGGGAGCGACTCACCGCCCCCTGGGGAATTAGGGCTTGTTCAGGAAATCGAACTCGGCGACGAACAGACCGTCAGCCACTGCCGGGCCGCGCGCCATGGCCTGCCCGGTGATGTCGATCGTGGTGCCGGGCGTGTGGGTCGCGAGGAACTTCTTGGTTGCTGGATTGTAGGCCAGCCGGTCGCCGGTCGCGATCGTGCCACCTGCGAGCACGTAAACACGGCCCCGGCGAACGCAGTTGACTTCGGCGAGAGGTCGCACGCCGTTCGCGTCGAGCTCATTCAGACGCTCGTAAGCATGGCTGTGCGACACGACGGCAAACGGCACGTCGGCGGCAAGAGTGCAGGGCTCGCAGCCGGTCGCCGGGGCGAGTGCGTCCTCTTTGACAAGCTTGCCAAAGCCGATCGAGGCAGACGCGTTCGTGTTCGCGCGGCTCTCGACCGTCGAATCGGCGAGATCCGCGAGCATGCCCTCGATCGCAACCGGGGGCACCAAAGGATAGGAAGTCTGAGCCATCTTGATTTGCTCCTCAAAGGGGGCCGTAGCCCCCGGTGCTTGCTACTTGCGGGGGCTACTACCGCGCTTTGCCTGTTCGGCGAGGAACGCCTCGCGGGCCTTGTCGGGATCGACGCTCTCCGCGCTGTCGACGTGCTGGGCCGGAACTTCGCCACGGGCCGCGCCTACAGCGGTGTCAGCAAGGCGCTCGATCTCGCAATCGAGCCGTGCGGCCAGATACACCGAGTCTTTGCCGGCCAGATCGACGCCAGGCGCCACCTTGGCGAGCACGGCCCGGCGCACATCGTCATCGCTCAGCCCGTCACACTTGACGGCGTGCTGCGCGGCGACCGACTCCAGCGAAAGCCGTGCGCGGACTTCGCGCTCGATCTTGGCGCGCTGGGCCTTCTGCGCCGCCTCGCTCGCAAAGCTGTCGAGCCGCGCCTTGATTGCACTGTGCTCCGCGACGATCCGCTCGACCTGCGCGCGATCCATCTTCTTTCCGCAAAGGTCGATCTGGTCACAGCCGGGGGCGGGCGCTCCAGCTGGGAGCGGCTCGGCAGGGTTCTTTCCCCGGGCCGCATCCTCAGAGATTCCCATGGTGTTGAGCGCTTGCTCCAGCTGCGCGCGCTGCTCCGGGGTCAAGGTGTAACTTCTGCCGCCGATCGTACAAGTCTCCATCGGTGATATCTCCTCAGCCGCTTTCCCGGCGGCGTCTAGTCTGATTCGGCAATCGGGACCGGCTCTGCCGATATCCACGATCGCTACATGGTTGTACCTAATCCGGCGCTGGATAGCGTCATACGGCACGCCGTCGTAAGTGCCCGGTGTTTCGTCGAGGTCGGCGTCGTACCCACACGAGAGCTGGCTTTTGCCGCTCAGCACCGAATCGATCGCACGCCTCTCTTGCACAATGAGCGGTGCGATTACAAAGGGCTGCTCGGGCGACACGCTATCGCCGACGTTGCCGACCTGATACCGCTTGACGTTCTCGGCGTCGAGTTGCTCGGGTGGGTGATCGTCGGTCACGGGCACAAGCTGAAGACTCGCGAGCGACTCCGGATCGAACACTTCGGACGGGGGTCGAAGCTCCCGGCGCGCCTTGCCGGTCTGATCTCGATAGACAAACACACCGGCCCGCGTAGGACGTGCGAGCACCTTGAGCCAGCCATTCGGCAAAAGCTCGGGTTTTGCAATCACGCCTACGTCAACACGTCTCACAGCAAATATCCTAATCGGTCGCCCGCTCGGCTACCAAGCAAAATCTCTCAACAGCCAAGTGCCCGGCCCGAAAACCGGCATATGTGGCGGTCACTTCGGCGACGTTCTCGAAGCGCGCGCCGTGGCCGAACGGCCCGCCGGGTTTTGCTTGACCCACCCAAGACCAGGGCCGATGACAGAAGCTGCCGGAACCGGCGCCCAGATCGGAGGACCGGCGCCCATCGTGCGCAGATACACGTTCGGGCCGGGCGAGCCGGTGAGCGCCGGAGTAATCGGCGGATTGAAGCTCGGCTTTGAGGTCCGTTCCTGGGGAAACGTGTCGGCCCCTGCAGGGCCAGCGGACAGGCAGAGCGCGAGAATCGCGAGCGTTGAGAATCTGAGTAGTCGCATAGGTTCCTCTTATGCCCTCACGAGTCGGACATTGCAGCTAGACAAGACAGGCCCGCCCGCCGGCACGTACATCACAATCTTCTCACCAGCAGCCACCTCGCCGAGCACAAGCTGGTCCCAAAAGCGATAACTTCCGACGACATCCTCCCCCATCATCGCCTTATCGGGAGCAAACGGCACATACTGGAAGTCCGAGCCCACAAAACGCTTGCGCAGTAGGAACACGCGATTTGTCCCCGCGCCGTCCGTCACCCCCTCGATTTCTAGGACGCTGCCTGTCCCGTCAAGGGTTACGACGGAACCCGAAGCCATTGTCGGCTCGGTGTTTAGAGGCGGGATGCTCGCGGTCTGCCCGATCGGCTGGAAGCTTGACATTTCCGCAGCTTGCCGAGCGGCGGACCTTCTGGCAAGCCTTGTACTGTGGACTTGACACACGCTAGTAGGTTTGCTAGATGTGCCAGTGGAGGTTTTAGAGATGAGGTGAGGGTGGAGCGTCGAGTGTTCCGATGGCGATATGTGAACTAGGCGCGGCTGCGGCTCTGTCCGAAAAGGCCGATCACTCGCTGACAAGCCCTAGCTCCGAGAAGTCTGGCTCGGCGTAGCATCGGCAATTGACCGCTTCGCCCGGGTGCCCATCTTCCGGCGGGTCGCTCCAGTCAAACGAATCACCCTCTCTGATCTCGTGTTCCTCGCGCACCCGGTTATCGCGCACCGTGCGCCACACATACCGAGCGACACCTAGGTTTTGCTGCCGCTCCGCGTTCACTTGTCCGAAGAGCTTCCCCGTCTGATCACGAGCTATCAGCTTCGCCCGTGACTCGCTCACGCCCGCGCGCTCTGCTAGCAAATCAGCTAGCGTTTCCCAGCGCGAGCCCTCGACCGTGGCGCGGGCAACGGTGCGGGCAAGATCGTCCGCGAGGCGCGGCCCAAGCCCTTGCACAAGCTGGGCATTTTCGACGGCAAAGGTCGAGATCTTGCCGACCACTCCGGCATCGAGCCCGCGTGCTTTGGTGAGGTCCACGCCGACAGCGGCCCGAGCCTGGGCGACAAGTTGGCGCCTCTGGTACTCGGCGGTAAGCTGGCCATAGCGCAGGGCAAGCTTCGTGAGCTGCTCGGTGCTGCCGATCTTCGCGAGGCGCTGGCTTGTCTCGCCAAGTAGCTGCTCGACCGGGTCGCGTGCATCTACCTTGTGCGTGCTTCGGGTCGTGTCTGGCTCCGGCCATAGCGGGCGGAGCTGCTCGACAAAGCGGTCAAGCTCGGCGCGCAGCTTGGCCAGCACGGGCCGAAGCGCCTTGTAGTAGTCCGCCGCGATCCGCGTAGGCGGGTGCTGCTTAGGTAGTCGCCGGGCCATTGCTCGGAAGCGCCGCCGGGTTTGTTGGAAGTGTCGGCTGCTCGCTCGGCACGCTCACAAGGTCAATGTCGGGGTCAATAGTCGTGTCGGGATTGTACGAGTCGCCCCCGAATCGCGACTTGCGGATCTCGTCGGGAGTGAGCGCGCCCATCGAGTAGTAGATCTGATCAGTCTGCGCGACCTTGAGCCGACGATCTGAATCTGCGACCTCGCCGAGCTGCTGGAGCGGCAGCCACTTTACCGACCAGTAATCAGGCTCGATCCCACCAGTCGGGCCGTCTTTGGATCGAAACAGCACGCGAAGCAGTCGCTCGATGCGGGGCTGTAGCTCTTGCGTCTGGTAGGACACCACGCTCGAGTACCAAACTTCAAGATCGGTCTGCCCGGTGGAGTTGAGCCCGCCCGGCTGCCGACCGAACAGGATGCTGATCGGCATCCCTGCTGCCGCCGCTAGGCGCTCCATCCACTTGTCGAGAAGGTCGGCCATGCCGGTCACGGTAGTCGTCGATCGGCTAAAATCTTCCTCCGAGTCGAGGATCAAGGTGCGTGCGACCGAGCGGGCGAGGTCGAGGGCTTGCGCTCGGTTCTGTACGATCGTTCGATCGTTGGCTGAAAGGATCTCGGCCAGCCCCTTGAGTTTCAGGATCGGGATCGATATCTCGGCAAGGATCGAGGCCGACCCGTCAAAGGAATTGTTAAAGCGCTGCAAGATCGAGTAGACCCGATTGAGCACGCTATCGCCCCAGCCGTTATTTTCTCGATAGGTCCGTTTGGTGACGCGGATACCGGGAAACACCACAAGGCGCGATTCGTGGATCTGGCTTGTGATTGACGACGAGTCATAGCCCGCGATCGGGACTACTTCGAGTAGCTCCGGCTTGCCGAAACTCGGTCGGAGGGGGTCGCCGTAGTACCTAAGCGGGCGAAGCTCGCGCGGCTCGAGAACCTGCAGGAACCGGAAGGCGCGAATCCCATTCTCATCGAGGGGCTGATCGGGCTTGCGTCCGTCAAGTGCGCCCATGAAAACCGCACTCCCGCCGTAGGCCCGTTCGTACTCCGCTGCCAGCTTGACTTGCCCGACAAGATCAATCCCGCTCGGCGCGAGTGCGGCATTGATCCGGCGCTCCGCTTCCCTGGTTTGATCGTCCAGTGCGCTGCGGTCTTCTGCGAGCTGGACCACAAAGCCCTTGCGAAGCGCTTCGGCGACAAGGTACTCGACGATCTTTGCGGCGATGTCGTCACCGCGCCACAGGTTCTCTAGTGTCTGCTGATCAAGCAGGTCGGGCGTCATCTCGGCGGCAAGAGTCTTGTCTTTGCCTATCACCCCGAGACTCGTGAGCAAATTTGCCCAGCCGTCCAGCCTTTTGATCAACGCTTCTCTCAACATCTCTCGACCCTATCACAGGCTCTTGACACCTACCACGTCCGAGCACGTGAGTTCACCGTAAGCGTTCCTGATCGCACTCGTCAATGAAGCGATCGGGTACCTCCCGTCGTAGCCCTCGATCGATCCAAGCAGTCGAGATAATACTTCACTAGCTCGCCAGCTTTGATCATCAACCGGTTACCGGGGGTAAGAGCTTCGATTACCAATCCTTCAACGGAGACTTGTGTCGCGCTCATACAAAGACACTAACGCGCTTGCTAGTGCGTGTCAAAATGTATTTTGCTACAAGGTGCCAAGTGCGCGCAGCCGCGACGCGCCCAAGCCCACACCGGTTGAAAGCTCGGCCATGCTCACCGTATCGACTTGATCGTCATGGTCGCCGTTGGGAAACTGGTCGAATTCGTCGAGCCACTCGTCGAGCCAAGGCGCGTCGTCTGGCAAAACCCAATTTCCCGCCTCGACAAGCGGGCTCACAAATTGAGCCCGTGCTTCCTTGCTATCCTGCCCCGGGTTCCACGCAATCACGCCCGGTATCGCCCGCGAGATCGCGCTCACGATGGCGGGGCCATTGGCCTTGTCCTCGATAACGATCCGACTTGCCCGCCGACCAGGCCGGGGGTCTTTTCGCCACCTGTCCACTAATGGTGTGAGGTGTCCGATCGTCGCGCTGAAGTCGGCCCGGCGCCGGAAGCGCTCCAGCACGTAGCGCCGCGCGCCCTTGAATCCGACGACCGTGATCACGACGTAGTCGTTTTCGTCGCCGTCCTTGAAAGCCGCGTCGACAAACACACCGATCAGATCGAACGTGTCCGGCAAAGGCTCGGCAGCGCCTTCGTAGCAGCCCCTGGGCCGCACGCCCGACGCGCCGGTACCGTCCCGTTTCCAGAATCGCCACCACGAGCGCCTAAACAATCCGCCCCCTTCGACGTTCGGGCTTTGGTCGTGCTGGTTTGCGTAGCCTGTCGAGCCAAGCCGCACGCGCTCGGCGGCAAGGTACTCGACCGGCTGGAGCTGCGGAAACAACACTTCGCCGGGCTCGGTGCGGGGGTCTTCTCGAAAGACTCGGCCCTCTCTGTTGACCGTCACAAACGAGCGCTTCGGGTCGTATTCGGAAGGCAGGCACAAGTGCTGGAAGTCGCCGCGCGCTAGCAGGTGTCCGCTCAGATCGCGAGTGTGCAAACGCTGCATGACAACGATTCGAAAGTCGCGCTGTGGGTCGGCTACGCGGTTGTGAAGCGCTTGATCCCAGATCTGATTGACCCGTGTTCGCTTAGGCTTCGACCAGGACTCCTTAACTGATAGCGGGTCGTCGGCCACGATGCCATTCACACGCCAGCCGGTCGACCCCCCGAAGGAGTCCGACTGTCTAAACCCGGTGCGTGTGTTCCAGTAGTACGTTTTCTCATGCTGCCGGGGATCGAGCGTCCAGCCCGACGGGTCCGAGAATCGCGACTTGTACCAAGGGCTCTCGATTACCTTCTGTGTCCGCATCGAGTCGCGCGTCGAAAGCTCGCGATCGTAGGACACGAAAAGCCCGCGCGCACCCGGTCGCCAAGTCCACCACCACGCGGGAAAGAACACCGACGACCATAGGCTTTTGGCCGTGCCGGGGGGCTGGTTGATCACGAGGTTCTGAATCTCGCCGCGTGCACACGCTTCTAGGTGCTCGGCGATGATCCCGTTATGCCAATTGTCAAGGTAAGGCGTGCTAGGCTCGACGATCAACCACGCAACCTGCCCAAAGCGCCGAAGCGACCGGCGGCAAAGCTCCGCCTCAACATCGCTTCGGTTCACTCGTGAGATCAGGTCGATCATCCGATCGGCTCAATTCGCGAGCCCTTAAACTGTTTCAAGTACCGGTAGGCCGTCCGGCGACTCGTGACGATCGCCTTGCCGCTGGCGTAGTAAAACCTGTAGCGTCGCTTGTCTTGCTCTCGACGCTTCACCCCAGGCTTGCGAGGGAGCAGCCGGAAAAACGCGTCGATCGTCCAACGACCCGAGCCGGACTGACAAAGCTTGACGCACTGACGCAAGCCGGACAGCCCTAGGAAGCGATCGCCGACCCTGACCTCGAGCGGCTTTGCCGGCAGCTGGGTCACGGTGAATACCGCGCCGAGCTTTTCGACTGAGCTGACGGAGAGCGTGATCTCCCCCTGGCCGGGGAAGAAATGTGAAATCTCGCCGAGCTTGACGCACAGATCAAGGATCGTTTTCCGCTTTAGGTACCGGTCGACAGCTGGCGCGGGGGCTTGGGCGGAAGCGAGTCGGAAGGCGCGCAGCTTGCGCCAGACATCCTCAGTGCTCCATTTGATCGGGGGCTCGGCGCCGACCTCTTTGGAGTACAGAGATCGGAGCTCGTCGCGGGGGAGTTTCTTAAGGTCGGTCACTTGCGCGTGCTAGCAAAGACTCTATGCGGTGTCAAGGCGTTCGTGCGGCCCGGTCCTAATGCGCACCCTCCCCAAACGCCAGCCAGCACGGCGACACGTCGAGCACTGCGGCTAGTTGTTCGACCGTGCGCAGATTTGGCTCCGTCTGCCCGTGCTCCCACTTGCACACGTTTTTGCGTGTGTGCTGCGGGTCGAGCTTGGCGCCCACTGCGCCTTGGGTCATGCGCGCGGCTTGGCGGGCTGCGCGAAGGCGGTCAGCTAGCATACTCGACGCACCATGCGAGGACAAGCGAGTTGAAACGGTGCTGTTACTGGCAGCGCAAAGCCTTGACCGACAGGAAGGGAGCCCAGCTCCATTTGGATTGCCTCGATCGCTGTGCCAGATTTAGACAAGCACCTCATGAGGTCGGCACCCGCGATCAATCCCGTCTCGTCAGAATGGAAACGCATGTCTAACATTGCCTGCCGTTTGGCCTCCGCGATCTCAGTTGAGCCCCACATCGCAGAAATGCGTTGCTCTACCTCTGCGCGCTCGATAAGCAAGCGTGCTTCTGCTTGCGCCAGTTGTGCGCGAAGCAGTTCGATGTGTCGAACACGCTCTTCCGCCAGATGTCGAGCAACAAGTTCTGGACCGATCGCAGAAAGATATTGAGTCCAGCTGATTGCGTCCATGATGTGCTCCTTGGTGATTAAACCTGTACCACCGGACCGTTTTGAATGTCCACAAAAAAGCGACACACCCACGTTCTTTTTTCATTCTCCGTCGCTACGCAGATAAGGGTCTGAGTCCCCAGTGCTCTCGTTTCCCAGCGTGCTCTCATGCCGCCCCTCCTTTCAGCGCGAACACCTTGTCGACACTCTCACCTTCATATTCCGGCGCAATCACTCGGCACGTCGCGTGCTCCAGCTCGACCAGTTTCTTGAGCTGGAAAAAGACCAGCTGCCGGTGATAGCCCCGGAGCGGCAGCTTGTGCATGCTCACCTCGCCGCAGAACAGGTAAGCCACGGCGGCGACACGGGCCTCGGACACATCAAGGCCCCGATCTCGCAACCAATGAGCGGCGCGGACATAGCGCAAGCACTGCTCGCAAAGCAGCACATGACCGCGCTGACGGCCCGAGAGCACGGGCTTGCTCGCCCTGGCCACGGCTTGCTGCTGAGTGCTGTGTTTGAGGAGCGGGTTTGACTTGACCGAGCACTCACCCCCTCGCGGGCGAGTCTTCAGAACCTGCCACTCTAAAAACCGCTGGACAAAGGACGGGACTTGCTCAGATCGGGGCATGTTTGAAACCTCCGATCGGCGACACTAGCAAACCTGCTAGCGTGTGTCAACACTCGATTTAACAAGCTCGGCCTCTTGCGGCGAGGCCCGGTCGAGCAACTTGGCCAGCGTTTCAAGCTCCTCGGTCGTGAGCTTGGATAGATCGAGGGACGCCTCGACCTTGACGCTTGCGGTCACTTCGGCGCGATCGCCCCAACCCGTGCCGTTCTCACCCCGCCCGCCCGGCCCTTTGAGGAGCCACAGATCGGGACGGGTAGCAAAGACGGTCTGCTCTGCCCGTGCTCGGGCGGACGCCGAAGCCTTGCGCACAAGCTCACGATAGCCGGGATCGCTTCGGTAAAGCTCCTCGTGGGTCTTTTGGGGAAGGTGCTTGCTCACGGCCACGGCAACCGATGTGCCGCGCTCGATGTCTGCAAGTAGTTCCTGCAGCTGCTCTTCGCCGATCGCCTGCAAGATCAAACTGCGGTACTCGACCACATCCTCTTGATCGTAGTAGCCCCCTACGAGCGGGGGTCGCTCCTCTTGGCCGGGCTCGGGGCTCATGCTGGGATTTCCTCTTGATCGTAGTATCCAGCATACCCGCCCGCTAGCGGCGCGTCGTCTACCAGGCTCAGAAGCTCCCTTTCGATCAACGTGTTCGGATCTTCCGGGGGCGGGATTCGCCAAGGGTTTGAAGGCGGTAGCTCGATCGACCCCGGCGCTTCGTTGCCGAATACCTCCCAGCCTTCCCGAGCTCGGCGCGCGAACATGTCAAGCCGGGGCCGCGCTCGGGACTCCTTCTCAATCTGCTCATAGAACAGGTCAGGCTTGGCGCTGTGCGCTGTGCGTGGAGCGTAAAGCGTCTGCCGGTGCTTGACATCGGGAAGCGGCACATGCCCCAGCGTGCAAAGCAGCACGATCTCGGCATCGCACCGCATACGCTGGCCTAAACCGGGGTTCTGAGGCTTGACGGTGCCATCCGGGCCGACTTCCGCTTTAATCCAGGGCCGGAAGGTCACGACCCGAAAGCCCCAAGCTCTCGCGCAATCGATCGCATCGGCTAGGTAATTGCCGGTAGCCCATAGCCATAACAGACAGCCGGCAGGATCGGCAAGGTTTTGGAGCGGCAGCGCCTTGATCTCGCGCACCTTCATAAGCGGGTAGTGCCTATCAGCGCCGCGCTTGACTTTGCCCCCGCCTTGCTCAGGCCACGGCGGATCGCAGACAATCAACTTGTAGAGCATCAGACATCCTCCTGATCATAGTACCCGCCCGCTAGCGGCGCGTCGTGCTTGTCGAGGTGGTCGGGGAACCACTCGGCGCGGCGAAACTTGCCGCAGTCTTTGCACTTACCGGGGGGCGGTGTGGTCTGATAGATCACGATCGCTTTCTTGCTTCGGCCCGTTCCGACCATGAGCGGCTTTACCTTACGAGGGTAGGCTCGTGGGTGCTCCGAGCTGCCCCGGTACTCATAGTAAAGCGCGTCGTGCTCCGAAGCCCGATCAGCCTCTCGGGTGACAAGCTTAAAGACCCGGTGCCCCTTGATCTGCGCGAGTCGCTCGGCGCCGGTTTGCTCGCCCTCCTTCCAGCTGTAATAGCTCGCTAGGTTGCCCGATATCATACGCGGGGAAGCGCCCAGCAGCCTATAGCGATCTTCGGGAGTAAGTCTGAATTCAAGCTGTTGCCGCTCGACCGTCTGCACTTGGATGCTATCGGACAGCCTCACGCTGTCCATAGACTTCCACTCACCGCGTATGTTCTCATATCGCACAACTAACACAACATCGCGCTTTCCCCACTGCTTTGCCTGCTCATGACACTCAGACATAGGCGACCTCTCGACGCATAGCCTTAGAAGACAGAAACCCCAGCACACGCTTGCGATTGTGCGCCCGCAGAGCCGTCACAGAGGCAAAGTGATAGCTGTAGCAGGCAAGCCCTAGATCGGTGTCCGCTGCTTCGCTCAGCTCGTCCAGCTGCGCCTGCAGGCCGAGCGGCAAGTCGACAAGATGCCACAGTTCAGCGAGTGCCGGAAGGGTCGGTGAAAGTGTAAGCTTGCTTGCATCCGCTTCGGCGTGCTGCTTGATTGCAGCGGTCAGAAGGTCGGCAACCTGCCAACTTCCGGCACGCAAGAGCCGGTATTTAATTTTCCCGTGCTGGGTTTTTGCCAGCTCGGAAAAATCCAGGTCGGGAATACTCAGCCCGAAAATAGGGGTTTTCTGCTGGATCATGCGGTAATTCCTCCGGCCCGGAAAAATAGCGAAACCGCGCTCTGCGGTCAAATAGTAAATGGTAAAATCGTGCTGTCCGACGGAGAACACGCGCTAAGGTCGCGCCAAGCCCAAACCACTGAACGTCTGCGCAAGGTTGTCTAGGGTGTCTATGTAGGCAAGTGTGGTTATTTCGACATGCGCAGCGACGGGAAGCATGTAGGCAAATGTACCACTAGACTAGCTAGACACCCCCTAAACCAAACTTTCAAAAAGCATGAGCTAGCGGGGGGTGTCATAAATACGCATTTCAAATAATTATTTGACACTCGCTAGATAAGTAAATTCCATGATCTTGGAAAGGGGGTATCTAGGCTATCTAGTCCCGCCTCGTTTTCACCGTTCCGACGGAGATTTCGCGCTCTGCCTACATCTGAATACATAGATACCCTAGACAACCTTGCGCAGATGTTCAGTGGTTTGGGGCTGTTCAGTAGTTCAGCATCCAAAAACGCGCGCTGATTTTCTTGACACCCTGCCCGAAATAGTAAAGGCTTCGCTTTGTGAAGATCTCTTACTTCAGAACCTTCCCCGACGCTGACCCGGTAACGGTCGATACCGAATGGTCCGGTTTGGTCGAACTACTCACCACCTTTCGCGACACGGACTGCGCGCCATGCTCCGGCAAACACTGCAGCGCAAAGTTCGGGCCTTCCTGGTCACCGACGACATTTGACGGCGAGCGCTCAAACGACAAGGCCGGCGAGATCTCGGCGCTCGTGTACGACCTCGACGACCTTCCCGCGGACTACGAAGCTGGGCTTGGCCGGCTGCGCGGTCTTCAGTGCGTGATCCACTCGACCCACTCACACACCGCTCAGAATCCGCGCCTACGCGTTTGTGTGGCCCTGGCAGAGCCAATCCCAGCTGCTAGATGGCGCGCGGTCTGGCTGGCCGCCGCGATCGATCTGGAGCTTCCTGCAGACCCGGCCTGCAAAGACCCGGCGCGGCTGTACTTTCTCCCCAGCTCGCCACCTGACGCGCCGCGTGCGGCACTCATCGGCGAGGGCGAGCCCTACAAGCCCCAGCAAGTCACGCTACCCAAGTCTCAGCCGGTGCGAGTCGTACCCAAGCCTCTTGAGGACTTGCCGGTCGAGGCCGTAGACGCAGGGCAGATCACAAAGCTACTTGCCGACCTCCGATACCGCAAGGCCCGCGCCGGGCAGGCCGAGCACGCCGAGCTACTCGATGCGGTGATTCGGGGCGAGCCGCTCGCTAAGACCGGCAATCGCTCGGTGCGAATCAATCAAGCAGCAAGCCTCATAGCCTACGCACTGCCAGATAGTGTGACCTCTGAGATCTTCGCCGAGATCTTGAGCCCGGCGCTCTACAAAACCGAGCTAGACCCCGAAGGTTTCGATCACTGGATATCGGTTGCGATTGACAGCTTTGACCGGGCCAGATATCGCAAAAGTGAGTCAGACCGTATCCGCAAAGAACACGACAGCGATTTGCGAAAACGCCTGCAAGGGCTTGTGCCTAAGCCCCAGACTATCGGCACAGATCCCGAGATCGACCCTTTTGAGGACTGGGAAAAACTACTTCTTACAAGCGACAAAGGCGCCGTTCTAAACAACGGAGAGAACGCTTTTATCACGCTTATGTTCTCACCGGAAACACGCAACACGATTCGGTTTGACCTTGTGTCAAAGAAGATCGAGATCGCCGGGGGGCCTCTTGCTGACGCTTCGGAAGGTGTCTTAGAGGTTGAGGCGTGCGACTGGCTCGCCCGGTACTACGGGCTGAGCCTAAAGCCCCACGATGTCGGCTTGCGCCTGGGTCGCGCGGCCTGGGCCAACCGCTTCGATCCTTTGAGCGACTATCTAAACGGGCTGCAGTGGGACGGGGTCGACCGGCTCGGCGCGCTGCTCCGGCAGTATGCGAGGGTCACAAGCTCGCCAAGTGGCGCGGACGTGTCCCAGATTGCCCAGGTCTGCAGCCGGAAGTGGGCGCGCTCCGCCGTTGCGCGAGCACTATCACCGGGCTGCAAGGTTGACACGGTGCTGATCTTGGAAGGCGAGGGAGGGCTCGGGAAGTCAACATTCTTCGATCTGCTCGGCGGGCGCTGGTTTTGCGACGAACGCCTCGACATCGGCAACAAAGACAGCAAGCAGCTCGCCGCAAGCTACTGGATTTTGGAACTCGCGGAGCTGGAATCTTTCCGCCGGGCAGAAGACAATGCGAGGAAGCAATTTTTTGCGCAGCGCGTCGACAAGTTTCGACCCCCTTACGCCAAAGCCCCGCAGGAATTCCCGCGCCGGGCGGTGTTCGTAGGGACCACGAACGATCATCAGTACCTCACCGATCGAACCGGTAACCGCAGATACTGGCCTTTTGCAACCACGGGGGACTTCGACCGGGCCGCGCTCACCCGCGATCGTGATCAGCTGTGGGCGCAAGCTGTTGCGGAGTACCGGCAGTGGGAGTCATTAGGAGGGGGCGAGAATCCCTACCAGTGGTGGCTTACTCCCGATGAGCAGAAGATCATGGATGTCGAGACTGAGGCGCGGCTTAAGGAGCCGCACTTTGATGATCGGATCTACGCGTGGTGGGCCGAGCTTGATCCGATCAAGCGGCCTCAGTTTGTAACAGCTTCGGTAGTTGCACAAAATGCTTTACAATTCCCGATTGATCGGATATCACAAGGCGTGCTCTCCGAAATCGGCGTGACGCTTGCACGAATGGGCTTCTCTCGGCACCGGCAGTACCTAGCCGGAAAACAGATTTGGGGCTATAAGCCGTCGGTGGAGCTGCTTGTAATGCCGAAGCGCGGGCGGGCGCAGCTGTGGGAAGTCAAGGAAAAGGAAGGGGTCGCCAAGTGAAACTCGAAAAGGTCAGCGTATCCCAGATCGCCGCGTTCGATCCGACCCAGTCCGCCGGATGCCCGCGCCGTTGGTGGTTTCGTTACGTCGACGGGCGGAAGGAACCCGAAACCGCCGCGAAAGCTCGCGGCACGGACTTTCACAAAGAGATCGAGCACTACCTCTTGACAGGTGAGGACGTGCTTAGGCCGGAAGTGCGAGTCGGTAAGCACTTGATCGATCGGGGCGTGTCGCAGATCGTAGAGGCTCAGATACCCGGCGGTGATCTGATCCACCTGGGTTTGACTTTTCCGTGGAACGACGGGGCCGCGTGGCCGGTTCGGGAAAGCACCCTGCTTACGGGAAGAGTCGATCGAATCGATTTCGGAGGGACTCACCTTGACGGCGAGGGAAACCCGATCGACGACGGTTTTCCCGAGATCCTCGATTGGAAAACCACATCATCGATCACGGCCTACGCGAAAAGCGGCGCGCAGCTTGCGACCGATCCACAGATGATCGGCTATGCTTCCGCGCTGCTGAGGCCCGATGACCCCGACGAGCTACAGCCTGTATCACAAGCGCAATTCGTCCGCCTATCCCACGTTTACTTCCAAACCAAGGGAGTGCGAGCGGCAGCCAAGCGCACGATCGTAGTGAGCCGCGATCATGTGTTTCAGGGTTATCACCGCCTATGTGGAGTCGTCGACGACATGCGCAAGGTGGCAAGCCTTCCGGTAGTCGACGACGTTCCTAAGAATCTTTCGGCGTGCTCGGCCTATGGTGGCTGCCCGCACGCCGCGTACTGTCCCAAAACATCAGCAGAAGCCCTTCGGGGCATATGGAGCAAAACAGACATGAGCCTGCTTAACCACATGAGAAAGCCGACCCCTTCCGCAACGCCTGCCGCGCAACAGATCGCCCCGCCCGCGACCCCGGCGCATGTACCCCAGACCCCCGCACCGGCTGCCGCGCCCGCGCCTACTGCGCAAGATCGAGCCGCGCTTTTGCGTGCCGAGCTCGCCAAGCTGGAGCAAGAAAGCGAAAGTGCCGCCGATGACGACGCAACCTGCGAAGCGTGCGGCGAGGATCTCACCATTCACAACCTGTCGCGCCTGCCGGACGGCACCATCCGACACATCGGCTGCAAGTCCGCGCCCGCTCCAATCACGCCGCCCGATCAGCCCCCGATCGTTCAGCGCTTCGAACCGGTGCCCGCCGAGTCAATCGCTACCTTGCCGCCTGCCGCTCGGGCAGCTGCCGAAGCCGCGCCGCCGCCGGCCCCGGTTGAGAAGCGCCGGCCCGGTCGCCCGCGCAAGGCCCCCGCTCCGGCTGCCCAGGCTGCCGAGCACACGGCGCCGGCTGTTGTGCCGTCCGAGACCGCCGCGTACTCGGAAGAGATCAAGACAAGCGGGCTAGGCGTCAGCGTACCGGAAGCTGTCGAGCAATTTCGCGAAGCGTGGCCGGAAGTCAAGAAGGCTGCAGCGCCTGAGAGCAGTGAAGCGCGCCAGCTACGTGAAAATTTGGAAGCGTCGGACGTGTCGGAAGCGCGCGAGGCATTCCGCCAAACACTTTGCCGTGAGCAGATTGAGGCCCGCGCCTTCGGCCCGTTTAACATCTTGCTGCTCGATTGCTGCCTTGAGCTTCCCGGCGCAAACGGTCGCCCGGACGTGTTCGACCTGGGGCCGGAGCTGGACGGCTACGCGCAGTCCCTGGCCCAAAAGCACAACGCGGCCGAGCTCCGCTGCGCGCCGTCCGACGGCCCGCTAGCCTACGGCAAGTGGCAAGGCGCGCTTACGGCGGTACTGCGCGAGTGTTTCAAGGTGCCCGCAACACACCGGGTCTTTACGCTTCGGACGCGGGGCGATGCGGTGCGTGAGCTTGCAGCTGCCGCGATCGCGCACAAGTTTGATCTGGTCGTGTGGGGAGGGAGCTAGACCCATGGCAACCTGCGTGCTCCAGATCGATGACCTGCCCCCGGTGCGGGGCGTGCGGCGTGTCCGCGTGACCGCCTACTGCGGGCCTTCGGGGCTCGATCTGGGCACGCCCCCCGACAAGCGCCTCTACGATGTCGGTTCGGTGCCGCGCGCGGTGGATCTCATCCGCTCGGCGATTGGCGCCGTGGGGGCAGAGCTTGACCTTCGAGGCTTCGAGGATCGCCTTGCAAAGACCGGCAGCACCGACGAGACGTTTTACCTAATCCCCGTCGGGCTGTATGAACGTGAGGAGCGAAGCGGCAAAGTCGAGCTTACGATCCTGCCCGATGGTGCCGAAGTCGAGGTTGAGCAAGGCGCCGGGGGACTTGTGTCGTGAAACCGATCCCGTTTAATCCGGCGGCGTCGCACGTCCCAGCGCTAAAGACGGTCACCGCTTCCGACGATCTGTCGCGTGTGATTGCGATTCCGCGCCGTTCGCCGCTCGACCTCATGCGCGGCGACGCCGCACACCTTGTGCGAAAGTGGACCGGCAAGCTCGAGCGGAAGCGAACATCGCCCTGCGAGTGCCGGGCGCTCGGCTGGCCCTGCATTACCGAGCTGAGGCCCGCGCAAGCTTGGGCGCTTGAGGAAGCAAGCCAGGTCGGCGGCATCCTGGGACCGATCGGGGTCGGGCACGGTAAGACCGGGCTTGATCTGCTGATTCCCCTGGTCGTGCCGGGCTGCAGGCTTGCCGTACTACTTGTGCCGCCCGAGCTGCGCGGGCAGATTGTCACGGCCTACAAGCTGTGGTCCGAGCACTTCAACCTACCGAGTATCCGGGTAGGCTCGACGTTTGGAAAGATTCAGCCGGGCCGACCCTCGATCCATGTGATTGCGTACTCGGAATTGCAAAGAGCAGAGTCTACCCAGCTACTCGAAGCGATGAGGCCCGACGTGATTATCGCCGATGAAGGGCACAAGCTGCGCAACAAAGACACCGCGCGCACCGGGCGCTTCCTTCGGTACCTTGCGCAGAACCCTCAAACGCGCCTGTTCACGTGGTCGGGTACGCTGCTCGGGAAATCGCTTGACGACGTGGCGCATCTTGCCGCGTTCGCGCTCAAAGAAGGGAGCCCGCTCCCGCTTGATCCCGGTGTAGTCGACGAGTGGGCGGCAGCCGTTGATCCAAGCGACGACCCCGCGCCGCTCGGGCCGCTTCGGCGACTGCTCGGCTCGCACAGTTCTATCGAGGCAGCAATGCACGCCCGAATCATCGAGACTCCGGGGGTCGTGTCGACCAAAGAGGGAGCGATCGAGTCGTCGATCTTGATCGATGAGCGCTCGGTGAAATCGATCCCGCTTGCTGTCCGCGAGGCGCTGGCAAACCTGCGCAAAACGTGGACTCGTCCCGACGGCGAGGAGCTTGTCGACGCGATGGAAGTAGCCCGCGTGGCACGCGAAATTGCAGCGGGCTTCTACTACCGGTGGATCTTTCCCAAGGGCGAGCCGGCCGAGCTTATCGATTGCTGGTTTGCGGCGCGTAAGGCTTGGCATAAAGAACTTCGGGAGAAGCTCAAGGTGCGCGAGCCTCACCTTGACAGTCCGCTTCTACTTGCTCGGGCCGCGGCTCGGTACCACCTGGGAGAGAGGACCGATCTTCCCGTCTGGGCAAGCGAGACCTACCTCGACTGGTTTGAGATTCGAGATCAGGTCTATCACGAATCCGAAGCGGTTTGGATCGACGACTATCTCGCGCGGGATGCTGCCGCTTGGGCGACCGAGCACCGGGGCGTCGTGTGGTACCAGCACGCGGCCTTTGGTCGCAAAGCGGGCGATCTTGCACAGATTGCGGTACACGGCGGCGGGCCGGGCGCGGAAGCCCGCATCCTAGCCGAGCGGGGCGACCGGTCGATCGCAGCATCAATCAAGAGTCACGGGACCGGGCGCGACGGCCTACAGAGATACTACGCCGAGCAGCTTGTCGCAAACCCCCCAAGCTCGGGCGCGGACTGGGAGCAGCTGCTCGGACGCCTACACCGGGTCGGACAGCAAAGCGGCGAAGTAACCACTTGGGTTTACCGTCACACCGACGAGTACGCCGACGCGATCGACAGCGCCGTGAGGCAGAGCCGCTGGGTTCAGAGTATCTTCGGAAGTCTGCAAAAACTTGTCAACGCGTCATGCACTTTTGCGTTGACACGAGCTTAGGAATAGTAAACACTCCACGAGGCTCCCACGAAGGGAGAGAAGGGTAAAAGGTAAGAAGATGTCAGCGTTTAAGAAGGTAAGTGCGTTTGGCGGCGGTGCGCAGAGTATCTGGTCGCAGATCGCGGCGGCGTCGGAATTCAAGTCCGGGAACTACATCAGGCCCGGTCGGTATGTCTTCGCGGTATCGAAGCTTCTCGTCGAAAAGAAGCGCAAGGGCGTGTGTTTCATCGCGGAGCTGGATGTTCTGAGCGCGCGGGCGACGGAGCCCGGCAAAGACCCGAACCCGGAAGGGTCGAAGGCAAGCTTTGTTGTGAACCTCACGACCAGTGAGACCGGGGCGGGGAACGTGAAAGCGTTTGTCAAGGCTCTTACGGGCCTCACCGACGAAGCGTTCAGCGACAAGGTCACCTATCAGGAATACTGCAAGGCGGGCCTCGAGGCGGAAGTTCGTAAGGACGTGCCGTCCGATACCACGATGGCGGCGCTCTTTGAGCACGACATGAGCGAAGCCGTCGGGGAGTCGCAGCCGTTCAAAGGGGTCAAGGTCGGCGCCTACGCGCACACCAAGGAAAAGAAAACGAAGCCGGGCGAGTTCTTTGTCGCCGTGGACTGGGAGCAGATCGAGCAGTAGCGTGTGAGAGGGGGCCGCAAGGCCCCCGTTCGCCTTTGAAGCTCAGCGGCAGAGCATTCCTGTCAACGGGAGAGGTAGAAGGTTCGATTCCTTCCAAGGGCACCGGAGGTAGTTTCTTGATCTACGCAGTGGACTCTGAAACCGAGCTAACCACGTCGGCAAATCTCACCCCAGATATGATTTGCTGGACGGGGAGCGACGGCCAGACTGTCGACGGTCCTTTTGATCCGGCGAGTTTCGCGCACAAGCTGAAAGCCTGCCGCGACAGGGGAATGATAATCGCGGGCGCGAACATCCCTTTCGACTTCGGTGTGCTTGCAGCGAAAAACCCGGCGGCGCTCCCGATCATTTTCGACCTGTATCGCAAGGGTCTAGTGTGGGACGTGCAGACGGCGGAAGCGCTCGCCGCCATTGCCGACGGCACGCTCGGGCGAGATCCTCGCGACGGGCAGACGATCCGGAATGAGAAAGGACGGCTTACCGGTCGCTACTCCCTGCACTTTGTCTCATCACTCCACCTAGGGCGAGACGATGCGAAGGAGTCCGGATTCTGGTGCACGCGGTACGGACTCCTAAAGGGCGTGCCGCCGGCAGACTGGCCGCCGGAAGCCGTCAAGTACCCACTAGACGACGCTCAGAAAACCGCGCAGGTGGCGATCGAGCAGTTGCGGAAGGCCGAGCCCGGCGAGTACCGGAACCTGCAAGGACTGCCCGAGCAAGTGGAAACCGCGTGGGCGATGCACCTAGGATCAATCTGGGGGATCAAGGCATGCCCCGAGCGTGTCGAGACTCTGAAGCGGTACCTCACACCGGCTTATGAGGCCGTGGGCGCGCGACTTCGAGGACTTGGGTTTTTGCGCGAGGACGGCACTCAGGATCAAGCGGCTGTCAAGCGCGCTGTCGTGCGGGCGTACTCGCCCCTGTCCGGTCCCTGCGGCACTTGCTCGGGTAGTGGAAAGACCCCGACGGGCAAGAACGGGAACCTTGTCACCTGCAAAGACTGCGACGGCACGGGCCTTGAGCTCGGTGTAACCCCCCGTACCGAGTCGGGACGAGTCAGTAAGGATCGCGACACACTGGTCGAGAGCGATGATCACGACCTGGAAAGCCTCGCGGAGAACGAGGTCGACAAGATTGTCAACACGTACCTTCCGCAGCTGGAGCAAGCCGCACGCGAGCCGCTATGCCCGCGTCCTAACGTACTCGTCGAGTCTGGGCGAACTTCGTACGACGGGCTAGTCCAGCTCATGCCCCGCAAGATCTATTGGCCGAAGGGGTTTGCTCCCCCGAAGCCGGACGATTTCGGCGTGCGCGGCTGCTTCAAAGCCCGCGACGGCTACTACTACTTGTCGGTCGACTACGCTGCACTGGAGCTCTGCACGCTCGGGCAGGTCTGTCTTTGGGTTTGCGGCTACTCCGAGATGGCCCGAGCTATCAACGAAGCCGGCGACCCCGGACTCCTTCACACGCGCTTCGCCGCTTCTCTTGTCGGCAAGTCGGTCGAGGAAGTCGTCGCACTCATCGCTGCTAAAGACCCTGCGGCGAGGGGCTGGCGACAGGCTGCTAAGGCGGCAAACTTCGGTTTTCCCGGAGGGATGGGAAGTGCAAAGCTTGTGCTCGCCAAGCGGAAGCGAAGCGAGGGCGAGACCGCCGGACGCGATCGGCTCTATCCGGGTATCCGGTTCTGCATCGCGCTAGGCGGTGAGACGGAGTGCGGGCGCGAAAAGATCACATCGTTTAAGGGTCGGGAGTGCCCGCCGGTTTGCAAGCGATGTGTTGAGATTGTCGAGCACGATCTTCGGCCCGGCTACTTTCGCCAGTGGCCCGAGGTGAAAGACTACTTCGCTTGGGTGTCCCGATGTGTGGACGGAAGCGGCGAGATTGAGTGCCTGTCACCGGAAGTGGATGGGCGGCGACTTGTCGAGCGAGTGCGCGGCGGGGTCGATTTCTGCTCGGCTGCAAACAACGGGTTTCAAGCGCTCGCAAGCGATCTGGCAAAAGCAGCTTACCGCAAGGCGACTCGCGAGGCGTATCTTGATCCGAGCTCGGCTCTGTGGGGCTGCCGGTTCCCGCTGTTTCTGCATGACGAGATCTTCGGCGAAGTCCCCCAGCTCACCGCACATGAGGCCGCTTGGCGTTTGTCGGAAGTGATGATCACGGAAGGGGGCCGGTATACTCCCGACGTGAGACTTGACGCCAAACCGGCGCTCTCGATCTACTGGCTCAAAGACGCCGAGCTTCGGACAAACGAGGTCGGGAGACTGATTCCATGGGATCTATAGGGTGTGGCTGTGTACCCTACAGAATCGTAAACAAACCGACGCTGAGCGATTTGCTTAGCTGGTACGAGGAGCGCTATGTCAGACAAGGTGAATCACCCGGAGCACTACCGCAAGCACCCGTCGGGGGTCGAGTGTATCCAGGTAACAGAACACATGGGGTTCTGTCCGGGGAACGCGATCAAATACATCTGGCGAGCGGGTCACAAGGGAAGCGCACTTGAAGATTTGAAAAAAGCCCGATGGTATCTTGACCGCGAGATCGCGAGACTCGAACCGCAAGTACCGAAGGTTCCGTCTCGCTCCGCCACGCTCGGCGCCGAAAAGCTCGACGTGCTGCTCGGCGAAACCGCGACGCTCGAGCGTGTGATTCGCCGGGCGCTCTATGTCGTGCGCTCCGAGTGTGTGGAGCGCGGGCCGTCGTGTGTCATGCCCAAACCCCAGGCGCTTGCGTGGGCGATTCGCAAGGCACTAGAGTCGGTCGCCCAGATGGCGCGGGATGCCAGCGACAAAGACGACGCCTATCAGCTGTTTTGCTCAGAGGAAAGCCGTGGTTCTACTAAGCCTTGATCCTGGGCTGCGAGCAAGCGGCCTAGCACTGTTTGCAAACGGGCAGCTTGTCGCCGCTGAAGTCGTGACTCAGACACCGCGGGGAAAGACGGCGAATCGTGCTTGCGACTCCTCCGAGATGGCTTGCCGCTGTGTCGCAGCTGTCGCCGGTATGGTGCGTGAGCTTGGCGGGCTGGGACAGGTCGACCGGCTACTTTGCGAGTGGCCCCAGATCTACCAGCGCTCGGCGGGCAGATCGAAAGGTGACCCCAACGATCTGCTACCGCTGGCCGGGGTTTGCGCGGCGATCTGCGCGCTGCTCTCACCGCACGGGCCGGAAGTGATCTCACTCAATCCTGCCGAGTGGAAGGCTCAGGTTGACGGCGATATCATGACGGCTCGAATCTTGTCCAAGCTTAGTGAGGCCGAGCGCGCGATACTGCCTCGCGGGGCACTGGCGCACAACGCAATCGACGCGGCGGGGCTTGGGCTGTTTCACTTAGGACGCCTGCAGCGAACGCGGGTGATAGCACGATGAGGGCAGTAGTGCTGACTCTTGCGTTTTTCGCCGTCGGCTGCTCGACCCCTCGCGGACTGCTCGCCCAGGCCCGAGCAACCAACGAGATTCTAGCCCGTGCTGCGGTGCGCTGCGGAAAGGTGCCCAGCGCTTGCGACACTGCCGTGACCTGTTTCGAGGCCGGGCTGTTCCTGCTTGCAGCTATCAAGATCCAGCTCATGAGGCAGGTCGAGGCCGCACGCTACACCGAAGCTTCTACAGCCCCCGAAGTGACCAGAGCCGGGGCAAAGGCGGCGCTAGCATGTCGGGACTATTGGAAGTAATCGACAAGGTTATCGATCTGCTCGACACGGCGGCGGCAAAACCCCGCGCAGGCGCGGCGATCGAGGCGCTTGTCGAGGTTGAGCAGATTGAACAGACGGCACGGAATCGTAAGGACTCCTTGACAAAGGAGGCAAAAACTGTAAAGCCTTCTGTTGAGGTGAAACCATGAAACGTCTGATCACTCTTGCGGGCTTTGCGCTTCTGTCCCTAGCTTGCGCTCACGGCCCTTCGTCCGGGTATGACACGGCCCGCACCGCGATCTTCCACAGCAGCTGCGGAGTCGAGGCGCCTGTCGCCCCGAACATCTACAAGGCCGAGCCCGGCTCGATGCCCAGCCCGAGCACCTTCATTCTGCGCAGCGAGATTCCCAAGTCGAGCAACGCGAAGGGCATCCTGCGCGTGCAGTACACCCACACGGACAGCTGCGGCGGGCGCGGCGTCGGCGTGTACGAAGTGGAGCCCGACACGCTGGTCTCTCCGCTCGGCTTTGCCCTCGATAACGCGCACCACCGGTACAAGGTGCGGCGCGAAGTCCCGCCCTCCGAGTGGAACGAATAGGCGTCGTGCGCTGCTACCACAACAAAGCGCCGTCAAACTGCCCTGTCTGCCAGCGAGACGATCGGGCGGCAGGGATCAAGGCGGTACTTCGGCTGATCAGGTGCAAGCCCCGATCGGCAAGCGAGCTTGCGGCGATCCTCGGAATGTCCAAGCCGACGATCTACAAGCGTCTGGAGCACGCCGCGCTTGCCGCTGATCTTGACGTGCGGGTCGAGCACTACGGCGAACGCGGACGCGGCCCCCGCGCCAAGATCTACAGCCTCAAAAAGGGACTTCCGAGCGGACGCGGCAAGGCGCGCTAGGCCGACTGCACCGGGTTTGATTGCAGTCCTCGCATGCGGGGACGATGTTGTCGCGCGTGTACTTGCCGCCCGCGTGTCCGCAGACGGGAAACCTGTGCGCGGCAAGAGGTCGGCAATCTCAAGCCCGAGCACTTCGGCCAGTTTGGCTAGGTGTTTTGGACCAGGGTTGCGGCGTCCGGCTTCCCATGCTTGGACGTACTGCCGGGTGACTCCGAGTGCGCTGCCGACCTCGGCTAGGGTCAGCCCGCGTGCTTGGCGGGCCGC